TGCCCAGTAGATTTCACCTTCGAACACACCAATTTTCGTCTTACCCATTTGTAGTCTCCTTTAGTGGGTGTCAAACCAATTGCGACCGATATCAGTCGAGCCTGCGAGAGGGCATAGTATACTGAGTTTGGTGCCAGTGTCAACAATGGACTGACGTTGGATGGAACCCAGTAACTCTGCTTGCTCTTTGTCTCCGTACACTTCCGTCTGCCATTCATCATGTGGCCACGTGACTAGCTTGAACTTAATCCCTGCTTCTCTTGCGGAGTTTGTCCAGCTAAGCGCCGCATGTTTCATGACGACAGCCTCACCATTCTGTAGCAACCCTGCAAGTGTCTTGTGTTCGTTAGGAACCTTGACCTTGCGTCCGTCCAAGCCCTTGAACCAACCCATCTCTGCGATGTGAGGGATCACTTGCTTCTTTAGACGACTCAGACCGTTGATACTCTCCATGAAGTTTTCGACAGCCTGACCCGCTTCCTTGGCACTGACCTTGAGAATCTGCCCCACCTTGTCGTTACCTGCCCCGAGGAGGAAGGCGTAGATAAAGGTCTTGGCCATATCCCTAGTCACATGCGACATACCCAAAGCCCGTTTGTTCAGGTTATGGATATCTGTCTCATCTTCCTTACGTCCACTGACGATAGCGTGAATGTACTCCTCAGACTTCATCAGGTGGGCAAGGATGCGTAGCTGGATACCCTCAGCGTCAGTGCCTACGAGCCAGTTACCTTCTTCGACACCCCACAGCCCACGCATCTTACCGTCATACTTCTCCTTCACCTTGTCGACAGCACTCTTAGCTGTGCCGTGGAAGGCTGCAGGGATATTCGCTTGGTTAGGTGCTGAGTGAGCCATACGACCCGTCCATGCCCCAATGTGGGTGAACCTACCGTGGATGCGTCCGTCGTCCTTAACGTGGCCCAGCCATTCGACAAGACTTGATCTACGACCCTCAAGGGTGAGCCACTCCGATAGGTTCCTAGCGCCATCAGGTGCATCCTCTGGGAGGGTCGACAGATTCATCTCATTGCACATCCACCCGTAACGGGCAAACTTAGCTCCACGATCATCTTCCTCGTCCTTGCCACTTGGACTTGTTTTTGATCCGTTGCTCACGCTCATACTCTATGTGTCCTTTTGTCTTGTCTACGGGTGTCCATCCTGCTTCCCACAATCTGTCGATACGCTGACGGGGTGATGCAGGGTCGAAGGGTACCCAATCCTTGCAGATCAAGTTTTCTCCATCGACGTGAGTGACAGGGTATTTCTTCTTAGCATCGACAACAGTGGAGTACAGTGACCCGTCCTGCTTTACCCTGAACTTGACCCTGTGTACCTCTTGAAGCTTAGCAGGGAAGTCCCTTTGGAAGCCAGCCTCAAGTTCGTTCATACGTTCAGTGACCTCAGCCAGATACTCCTCAGCCTTCTCCTTGTCAAACTTGAACCCATTGGTCGTCATTTCTTCGCAGAGGATTTGGATATCGTGTTCACAACGTAAGCCCATCGCCATCTCTTTGTCGAAGATAAACTTACGGAAGCGTTCGAATAGAGCACAGGTAACCAGAACGTCTTGGTGGCAGTAGTCGATCATCTCCTGCGAGAGCTTAGACCAATCCTTGTGTTCACCCTTGTGGAGACCGAGGCGGATACCCCATGCCTTCAAGCTGTGTCCTTCCTTGATGTCGTAGTCGATCATTCGAGATACAATAAGAGTATCAATGACGCTAGCAAGAGGAACACAAGCACTGCCAATAAGACGATGAAGAACAGGTACGTCAAAACCCAAGCCATTGTGGAAGACAAACTTGTCAACAGTGTTGCAATAAGCAATGAAGCGTTCCTTCTCTTCGACGACATGGGATGGGTTGAGGAACTGCATGACTTCCCCTGTGTCCAAGTCCTTCGAGCAGATCACCCAGATGCGCGTAGGGTCCAGCCCGTCAGTCTCGATATCCATAGCGACACACTTCATCCCATATCTCCTTTACGACTTCTTCACTTAGGTTGTGCTTACGTGCGAACCACCAACCCCTTCGCTCCCACCAAGTCCCGAAGTTATTCATCGTCCTTCTCCTTAGACCACGGCTCTCTAGGTAACGTCACCTTGACGACCACAGGCTTACATGTAGACCACGGTACGGCATGGTGTGTCAATACTGTCCTCTTGTCTTCACTCCCCACTATCTGTGCCTACGTTATTTTGGTGGTCTGCAATGAGCTTAAGGTTCTCTAGCACATACTGCAGGTCTAGTCCGTAAGAGGCACAGTAGAGCATAAACTCTAGGCCGATATTCGCTATCTCTACCTGAGCTTTGTCGTCCATAGCGAATGAGTAGGTAGCTGCACCATCCTCATGCTCCTCGACGTTAGTGACGACAACTTGGAAGGGTTCGTTCTCACTCATGGCTCTCTCCTTCTAGCCCGTAGGGCGTCGTGGCTACGCCACTCTTGATCTCTGCGATGGTGGCGCGGGCGTTTTCTACGGGACCAAGACCAGCAAGAGACGGCCAAGCATGAATTACATTGGCATGAAGCATATCCAACGCCTCCACCACCTTCGCCAGCTTGGCTTCGAGGTCCGCGATAATTTTGGCCACATCATCTGAGATCAGATCATCTGGCGACAGCTCATGGCCCCAGCCGCAGTGAACGTAATGGCCAACGGCGCAGATACCATTGTGCGTCAACTCCGCTTCAACCAGAGACCCGCAGTCTTCACAAATCGCTCTTGGCATCATTGCCTCCTTTGATCTCTGCGAGGGTGGCGCGGGCCTGACGGCTGGTGGCACGATCCCACAGCGACGCCTCCACCGCGTAATACTCCAACGCCTCCACCGCCTTCGCCAGCTTGGCTTCAAGGGCGTCTCGCTCCTTCTCAAGTTTGGTGTAGTCGTTCTCCATCATGCAGGCTTCTTGCTCCTGCATTTCCAACTCATCCTCCGCAAACTTGGCGTCCTGACGTGCGGCGGCGAGTTGCTCGGTCAGGGCTTCGATGCGGTCGGCGCGGACGTATTCGATGCAGGGCTTGTCGTTGAGCGTCTTGCCCTCGCTCCAATCGCCTTCGCGCCAAGTCGCCACCCAAATCCGTTCTGGTGCGTCACTCATAGCTCTCTCCTTTGATCACTGCGAGGGTGGCGCAGGCGATGTCGCGCATATCTTTGAATGCTTCTTCCACCTCATAGTCTTCGCCCCAGATCATTTGCTCATCGCGCTTAGCAATGTCGCGCAGCCCAGCTTCCACCTTCGCCAGCTTGGCTTCATACCCTACCATGATCTTGTGGGTGTTCTTAGCTACACCTTCAATGTGGTCGTGCAGCTTTGCGTTCTCGGCAGTCAGGTCTTCGATGCGGTCGGCAGCTTCGGATGCCACTTTGCTGTCGGAGACGCCAACACCGTTTGCTTCCGTAGTCACGCACCAGTGCATAGACCGCAGCCGTGCGATCAGTTCTTTGTCGTCAGTCATAATGACACCCCAGTTTTCCGCAAATCATGCAGCGCGTTTCAAATACGATGTGGCCGCGATCAGTGACATGGACTCGGGTAATCTCGTTCTTATGCATTCCAATCCAGTGCAGGAGTCTCCAAATCATTTCCCAGATTTGTCCGTTGTTGTAGTCACTCATCGTCTTCATCCCTTCTGTTCATCGTAATGACGTAATCTACCACGATCTCTAGTGTACGCCAAGGCCAAATCACTGCGTTAGTCAGAACCTTAGCCTCGCTGTAGTCGTCGACCTCCTTGAAGTAGAGAATGGTTATCTGGTGCAGGTAGTAGAGGAAGGCACCAAGGGTGTAGAGGATAGCGCAGATCGTAGGTAAAAGCTGCATGTTACATAAACTTCTCTGAGAGGGTGAACGTCTCGCTATCGAAGAACAATTGCCCTGCGTAGCCTGTGGAACCTGTCGGTCTATTTTTGACGACAAGAAGCTTGGTAGTGTTACGGCTTTCATCATCCTTGGCCATCTTGTCACGCTCAAGCTTAATGACGACAGATGCACGTTTGCCAATCATGCGGCAGTCACGGATAGCTCCATCATCATTCTCATGGGCAATGGTCACGATCCCTACGTTAAGCTCAGCGGAGATACGTGCAAGCTTGGTCGACAACTGGGAGAGGAACTGTTCTACACTCTCGTCACCCTGACGCGAATACGCAAGGTCTTGGATGGGTTCGAAGAAGATGTAGCTTACGCCACACGCCTCAGTCAGGAAACGAATACGCTCCAGAATCTCCAGAGGGTCTTCGTCGACACCCAAGGTAAACTGGTACAGGCGTTCATCACCCGACAGCTTCATAATAGCCTGATCCACCTCGGTCTGGTTATGGATCAAGTCCTTACGGGTCACGTTCTTCTTCAACTCATACGACACCAGACCCAAGAGGCTACGCTTCTTCACTTCTTCCATGTGGCAGATAGCGATCTTGATGTCGTCGTTCTGGGTCAGCAGGGAGTATTCCAGATAGCGCATAAACTCTGTCTTACCGATACCTTCGGGTGCTTGGAACACCGTGAAGTGACCACGCATGAGGCCAAGGATCACGTCGTCAAGCGATTGGATACCTGTCGACACATAACTACTATCATCATCGTCGTGGAGGATCGACAAGAATTGGTCGGGGGTGTTGAAGATATTCTCAGGGATAAACTTCTTCGCATGACTGAACGCATTGCGATAGCTCTCACGCGCACCCGCCTCAAGGAACTCATTGGCATCCTTATACTTGTCGTGCGGGATGGCATACACCCGGTTAGGGAAGAGGTTAGCCAGCTTCTCAGCCACACCCTCGGCCTTGTTGTCACTGTCAAACGACACATAAATCTTGTCGAAGCTGTCAAGCCACTCCTTACACTTCTCGAAGAGCTTCTGGCTAGGGGTCGCTGACGGGATACTTACGCAAGGCGTCTTGCCACCAAGCATCTGGAAGGCCGACATAGCGTCAAGCTCACCCTCGGTAATGACGACAGCCTTGGCACTGCCCGCATTGAACTTGTCCATGCCGAACAACTCGTCACCCTTGAGGCCAGCCTCAGCACGGAAAGACTTAGGCAAGGTTCTTACCTTACGACCACCAGACGGGTAGACATAGGCTTGCTTGACGCTCTCTCCGTCAGCATTCACCATAGTCTTAACGTCATAGAAGCGCATGGTGTCTTCGGAGATCGAACGCATCGACCGATAGACGGGCGTAAGGAACTCCTCAGCGACGACAGATAGCGTAGGGGTATTCAGCATAGCAGTGGTATCCTCTCTTACGGATTGCGTAGGGTATTCTTCATTGGCCCAATCATAGACAGGGTGTCTGGACGGGTAACCTCTAGCACAGCTATGGCATCTCCCGCAACTCTTATCAGGCGACCACGAGAAGGCGTCACTGCTTCCGCAATCGACAAAGGGGCAGGGTAGGTGAGCTATGTTGGTCATTCTACTTCCTCCGCCTTAGTGCCATGACGTTCAGTGAACCCGTGCTTGGTCGCTGCTTCCTTACGGGCCGCTGCCGCTTCCTCAAGGGTGTCGAAGTATCCAATGTGTATTCTGCGGTAACCGACACATATCCGAGCAAGCCACTTACCCCTAGGTTTAGAAAAAACCACCCCTGTAATTCCGCTCGTGTTATTCCTCCTCATGTTTGAGTTACGAAGATTCTCTTGCTGGTTTACGACGCGAAGATTGTTGATACTGTTGTCGTCCCTTACACCGTTGATGTGGTCGATCTGATCGTCTGGCCATTTCCCGTGGTGGATTGCGTAAGCAACACGATGCGCTAGGAACAACACACCACCGATACCACCTAACAGATAGCCGTTAGAGTAAGAAGTGAAGGCTTCCTTACCCACGAACCTAGCCCTCCAATTGTTAGGCATACCCTCATAGTCCAGCCAGAAGAGCTTACCTGTCTCAGGCTCATAACGTAGGCGCTTACGTAGGTAGTCGACAGAAGGTATAGATTGGTTAGTCATTTACGTTAGTCCTTACGTTAGTGCCATCTGCTATGGCCTGACCTATAGGGGATATACATTAGACCCTCTGCAGGGGCAGAGCCCTAGGGTAGCAACTTTCTCTGATCCGTCAACAGCTATCTGAAGACCCGATAAAGAAAGTAGACGACGAGATCAATGCGTGACATTACTGCAACAGTCACTAGGATACCGACAACCTCACCCACCATCAGAAGTTAGGCTCATAGAGGTAGCCCTTGGCGATCTGGTCCTCTACCCAGAACAGTTCTTCTTCCATGCTGGATAGACGTTCAGCCTCCCCTAGCCACTCTGCATCCTCTACAGCCTTGCGTAGGTCACCACGCTTCTTAGTGAGGCACGTAAGGTTAGGGTCGCCTGAGGGAAACCTAGCCTGCTTAGGCTCTTTGAGATATTGCGTTGACACCTTGGGTGCAAGTCTCATGGTCATTCCTCCCAGTATCCAAGACGTTCTGCATGTTCAAGGTAAGCCTGTTCCACCTGAGCTTGGAACATACCATAGGAAGTAGGGTGGAACCATCCGAACCCTTGCAGCGCAACCCACATGATAATCATGAAGTCTCGCACGTTAGCCAGTGTCATTTCAGGTAGCATTTGTCGTCTCCTTCTGTTCAATCGCAGGTTGTGTATCTGGTGGAATCCAAGACCCACCCATCATCCGTATGGTATACCTGATACCGATACCCATAGCCATAGAGTAAAGCCTTGCAGCGTTCACCCTCAGCAATCGCCTCCACCTCTGTGTCGAAATAGTCAATCTCTCTTTTCATTTCCCCACCCTTTCCATTACAGCCCGATATTCCAAGTCTTCCTTGACGTTCAGGATGCTATCCCTAATAGCCTTGACGCCATCCATCACGCTATCCAGTGCATCGACAGCATCCGCCACATCATACGACCTGAA